AGGTACTCGCCTCTCGCTCCCTTCGCTCTCGAATCTACCATCTTCATCCTCTTCTTTCTTGGGGTCTGATACTGCTTGATCCCAGTTATTTTGTTGTGCCCACCACATTCTTCGTCTACCTGCGCTCATCCTTACTCCAATACGCTAGTGTTTCCATCCTTGACTACTTCGATTTTTTCTAACAGTGGGTGAGACCAACCATGAGAAACTAGATAGGTATTCATATCTTCTCGTAGTAGAACTTCTACTATACGTTCCTTTCCGGCATCATCAAGAACACTAATAACTTCATCTAAAAACAGTACATTGATTTTAGACTTTGAGATACTACTCATCAGTCTACGAATAGCTATCAAAGTAGCAGTATTTACCCTAGCCAACTCGCCAGATGAAAGTGCTAGAATATCTACTACATTACCGTTATCGGTGATTTGTACGTTTAACTTATCATTTGAAACAACAAACTCTAGTGTAAACCGGCCGTCAGAGAGTTCAGCCAAGTACTCGTTTGCTAACTCTTCGAGTTCTCCAACTAAGTTTTCAATCTTGTATGCAAGTAATCCATTAGTGCTGAAAGACTTCTTCAATACTTCTAGATCCGCTTCTAGTTTTTGGTTACCTGCGAGTTTACCATCGTACTCTTCTTGCTGTTCAACGAACTCTGCTGTCTGCTCTTGTATTACTTGAATACGAGTGTTGAGTCTTGTTCGTTTTTCGTTTTCTGCTGCATTTTCTGCCAATTGGGTTCTGGCTTCGGATAATACACTCTTCAGTTCCGCGATTTTTGAATCCACTTCGGACTCCGCCAATATATCAGTTGGCAGAGATTTGTCGTACGAGCGATATAAGTCTTCCCAATTCTTTCGGTCTTTCTCGTTTTGTTCAAAAGTTGCATTGTTTGCTTTAATCTCTTGAATTTGAGGACGAATCTTCATAGCTTTGCCATGAGCTTCATCACGCTTTGTGCGCTCGCCTTCAATCATTGCTTTTTCAGAAGAGACATCAATAGATTGCCCACAAGTAGGGCACTCTTCAGAAATTTTCTCTAATCTGTCCAGAGTCCGTTGAGCACCCGTAGCGACTGCTTGTAAAGACCCTAACTCTTCTTGTAAATCATCGTAAGACTCCCAACAAACTGTACTAGAAGAGATAGCACCAATGTCTATCTTATCGAGCATTGTTTTATATTGATTATTCTCTCGAATCTTTTTATTTTTTTCAGAGATATTTTCTTTCTCTGTCATCCAATAACGCAAAGCTTCTTCGTCTTCAGATGTATTAATTTGTAAATCTAACATGGGTAGTATGGATGTATCGGTCAATTTATTTGTTTCTAACCATTTTTCTACTGTTGCAAGTTTCCCTGCTATGGTAGATGACGTATTCGATACTTCTCTAGATGCAGATTTGAATACTTCGAATAACTCAACGTACTTTTCTAAGTGTAGAAGATCAATAAGAAATTTCTTACGATTTGCATCTGTAGCAGTTAAAAACTGCAAACTTGCATTAGTATTCTGATATACTAGCTGCGAAAAGGTTTTAAAGTCAACTCCAAGAATCTCCTGAAGACTCTTGTAAGTATTCGTAGCCGTATGGCTAGAGATATCAGTACCGTTCTTTTCGAGTTTGACTTTAATGTTTGTTTTGCGATTAACAGTAATTTGATAACTATCGTCATCTTTAGTAAAAGACAAAGATATATTATAACCGTCATTCACATAGCGATTAGGAATGTCTGCTTTTTTGATACCCTTAGAGTTCTTGTTATACAGTGCTTCCTCAATGATTAACGGGATGGACGACTTGCCCATCCCGTTAGTACCAAGGATTTGTGTAACAGTATTGTCGTCTAATTGTAACTCATTACCAGAACCATAACTAAAGCAGTTATCCCATTTCAATGTTTGTAGTGTAATCATTGTATGTTCCTATGATGTCTGGTATTTTTTCAGGATTAATTTCTAGTATGTACGTTAGGTATTCTACTAGTTCTTGTTGTATACTCATCTCTTTATCCATAATAAGAGATGCTTCTGACTTTCGTTTTACTACTTTTTTATCTAGCAGTTCTGAGTTCTTTACTCCAGCTAGATCCTGCATATCCCCTTCTACTTCATAGATCGTGTGATCAAAATCAGTAGCAGTCATATCTTCACTACTTGTAACTGTCTTACGAATTAGCTGTGGTAGGTTAAACTCTTCCCACATCCAAGTCCAGTCTTGTTCGTTGATAAGCAGATATCCTGTTTTTACTCTACTTCTATGAAAAGAAGTAGTCATTGGACTACCTGGGTATACAATATTACGTTGACAGTTGCTGTGAGCGTGTAGATCACCTGCAAATACAACAGGGAAGTCTTCAAATAAATCTAAGTCAACTTCCGGTTTAACGTGTGGAGGTATCTCTCCTCTGACATGAGTGAATAAAGGCTGACTCGTATCAAAATGATCTATACTACCTTTGCGGTGTAAGTCTGCATAAGGTAGTATACCGAAACCTAAATCATTGTCTACATAAGACACATCTACTATGTGAATAAGAGGATTAATATCTCTACTAACTTGTTTTAGTTGAGTAAAGAAAGTCTTATTCTTCTTAGTAGCTTCATGGTTTCCATCATAAATAATAGTTGGAATCTTTACTCCACGAATAAACCTGAAGTAAAGCTCCAACTCTTCCATATTCGGAAGACGATCAAAGAGATCGCCTCCGATTATGTGCATATTACATTCTTTTTCTAGTTCGTAAACTTGATCGAAGAACATTTGATAACGGTTTGTAGCCCATTTTACTGGAACATTCTTTTGCCCCAGCTTGATGTGCCAGTCTGCCGTAAAGAGAATCATCCTACATTGAACTCCGCGTCAAGAGCTTCGTCATCAGTCTCGTCACCGTGGTTACGAACTCGATCAAGCAACTCTTTCTGAGCATCAGCAGTAGGACGAGTCATTACATCATCCATAGACTTCAGATCAGCAATAGCTGCACGCTCTTCGTCTGTAAGAGGACGAGGCTTGCACTTCAATGCTTGCAACTGATACTCTACATTGTAAGGTAATGGGCCAGTCTTTACTCGCTTGAAGCAAATATCCCAGCCAGTTTCAGGGTCTGTAGGGTCGCCCAAGTCTTCTGCAGCAGTAATAATTTGCTCCCACAGCTTCTTCTTGAGGTTTACTACTTTGACTTCACCGTTGTCGATGCACTGAGTAGCATAGCTCCAGCCACATTTAAGGTCAGGATAGTACTCGCGTACCCAGTCTTTTTCTTGATTGTTGAATCGCTCAGAGTTTCTATCAAAAGATAGACACTCCATAGGAATGTTTTTACCATTCTCGCCTTGAATCCAGTAGACATAACGTGCAAGAATGTCGCCAACTACGCGCATTTTGTTGTCACCGTCTTTGTACTGAAAAGATGAGATTGAGGATTTTTGGGCTCCGCCCGTTTGCTTATTGAATGATAATGCCATTAGTGTATAGTCTCCAGTGTGACTTCTTCATAGATCAACGTTATTTCGTCGGGTAGTACTATGAGTAGCCTGTTATCGTTAATTTCTTCTAGAGGCACAGGACAATGTAGTGCGTCTAGCGTAGTTTTTTGTGTTGCAAAATAATCCGCTGTACTTCTAAGAGAAGCCAGTGCGTAATATATGCAAAGTTCTTTTTGTGTGTACTTATAAGAATTGTAAAGAAGCATTTCTCCATGAAGAAGAAAACTATCGCCTGTAAAGTCTTTATAGGAATATTTATAGATAGGGTCATACTTGTTACGAGGGATCTGACTGTTTACCAGCATTTCCATAATCATGTTACAAGTAGCAATATTTCCTTGCGCCGTATCAAAAACCTTTTTCCAATCAAATAAGAGCACTATTATACTTCCTTTTAAGCTTTTTGTCAAGAATTATTTTTTTCAAAGTCAAAATAATTACGATTTATGGGGAGCTGACGTGTATTTTCTTGCAGCGGTACAGATATAGAAACTCTTGCAGTCTCAGGAACAGCTTTGTGGAACATACCTGAAGGAATATACAATAAGTCTCCTGGGTGTAAAATTGTATCAATAACTGTTTTATACTTGCCAGCTTCTTCATCTTTCATTGTCATTCTACTGATAAAAGTTTTTCTGCCTTCTCTCATCTCACTTCTAGCAAATACATCATAAACTTTCCAATGTACTGAGCCTATTGCATGTACTAAGAAATTATCATCATGATCTGCATGAGCTTCAAAAGAAACAGCATTTTTTCTTGGTGAGCAATAAAAGTGAGCATCTGCGGCACTCTTTGCAAACTCAGTCTCCAAAGAAGAGGCTATAGCAGATATATTAGGACTAAGCATGGATGCTTTTGTAAGAATCATACTCCCGCCCTTACTCCATATATTGCTTACCATATCTTTGTCATACCAGTGTGGGCCAGTCCATGCAGGATGAGGCTTGCTGTGTAGATTGTTTCGTTCCATACAGAGTTTTTCGCCATCAGGTTTAATTACTTGTAACCCTGACGAAGCCCTGTCATTAGCAACATACTCAGAAATATTCTTCCAAGTTGTGATGTTACTAAAGAAGTTTTTCTTAAAGTTGCCACCCCTTAGTACTATAGGCTTTTTTCCTTTGACAGAACTACGAAAAGCCTCTACTGTCATAGGAGCAACTAAATCTTCAAATGTAAATTTAGGTCTTATCATATTTGTTTTATCTCCCAGCCTTGCTTCATGTAGAATCCTACACGATTAGAGGCTTGCTTTCGAGCAGTATTTCCTTTTAGATGTATGTCTATAATAACAGGATCAATCTTACCTTCCTTTTTCCGAATCACTCGTCCACATAACTGTGTCAATAGTGGTTCATTGTTTACAGGGGTTGCCAGTATAAGACAGCTAAGTGTGTCTACGGATATACCCTCTGAGAAGATAGCCTGTGTTCCGTAAAGAACATTCTTATCCCCGTAGAGTATTTCATCTACAAGCGTCTCTCTGTCCTCATGCGATACATCTCCAGTAACGCATATTGATTTGTCTCCAGTAAGTTCGGAACAAGCCTTCAAGAAACTCACTCTATCACTTACTACTAAGACTTTGTGGCCTTTAGCGGCATAAGCTGCGGCTAAAAGTGCTATTGTATGTCTGTACTCTTCATCATTTGCCAGCTTTGTAAC